GAACAAAGGGATTTATGATCCTGAGGTTCTATTCGTTACTCTATATCAAAGGAATAGGGTACATTACAGTAAAGTTAGAGAGGCTATTCATGTCGCTAAACAATCCTGATAGCAGACGAGGCTTACGCTCAGTTATCCAAGCTGTATCTACTCTTGCCTTCATTGCTTTGCTTTGGTGGATAACGGGACGACTAACGCAAGAACATAGTTTACTAACTGTAGCTCGCGGAGCCTTACTCATACTTGGACTTGGAGAACTACTCTATGGTGCAGAGAATGTAACCCGAGCAGTTAACTTCAAGGTTGGCCCAATTGAGGGAGGTATCGGAGACGATGCAACCAAGTAATAATGAACTTGAATTAACTAAATTATCAGAAGGCTGCTCTCTTAAATCCTATCAGGATACAGGTGGAGTTTGGACCATCGGGTACGGACACACTAACGGAGTAGTGCCCGGACAAGTAATCACACAACAGGTTGCGGAGGATTTGCTCCGGCTTGATATTCAAAATGCAGTCAGTTGTGTTAACAGTCACGCCATTCCGTGTACGCAGAACCAGTTCGATGCTCTCGTAGACTTCGTGTTCAACGTCGGACCCTCTCAATTCCTTAGTAGTCATTTGCTTGCCTTCCACAAAGCTGGTCAATACGACAAAGCCGCTGACGAGTTCCCTAAGTGGAAATTCGACAACGGCAAAGTCATACCGGGTTTAGTTGAACGTAGAGCTAGGGAGAGGGCGCTGTACACCCGCCAAGAACCTGAAGCAGACCATCCGCATACTGACGCACCAGAACATTCTGTTTCGTCTGAGCCTTGTCCCGTTCCGGCTGAGTTGTCGGTAACGAGTTCCCAATCTTCACAGGTTCTGCCTGAACCACTTTCAAATACTGCTCCGGTGTCAAACAATGGACAGTCTGAATTCGTATCTCAGGCTTTGGCGTTAGTCCGCAAGCTGCTAGGCAAGGGATAAGAAATATCCACTTAAAACGCATTCTTAACCTCATCTGGATATGAAGGGGCTGTACATGGTTTTGCCGGTGCAGCCTCTATTTCTTTGATGATAGATTGCACTTCGCGTGGACCCTGCACAACCTTAATTACAGTCTGTTCAGACTTACTAGTCTGCTTATTCTGCTCGTCAGTCATATTCTTTATCTGCTGATGTAATTGACCAATCGTCACTTCATCATTGTCATACTTGACATGCCAACTGTGGATCATCGTGCTCTGTACATAAATTGATCCGGCTACAGCGAGGGCAGCAACACCCCCACCGATTATCACGTAAGGATTAGGAAGTCCTATCACAATCGAACCTTCTGTCTAAATGCTTCATGTCCAATACCGAAGTATTCAACCATTATGTGATTAAATTCATCTTGACCAACACCTTCTGGTAGGTCCACTACAAGCTTGAACAGTACGTCACCATGACGTGTCTGCTTCTTCATCTGACTGGTCTGACGCCTACGCTTCTTCGTAGTAAGGTCATTACCATCAACATCAACTAGGGACATAAGAGACCTCAAATCTTTCGGCGAACTCGTCAAAGTCCACAAATGATATGTTCATTTCATACGGGTAACACTGACGTACAATTACACCAGTATCCATTAGCTTGCAATCGTACAGGAGATTAGTAGAGACTTCTCTAAATCTCACAGACTCCGGCGACGCAAGCGAGTTCGAAACTTCCTGCTGTGTGGTCTTCTCGTTCGTATTCAGTTAGTCTGCTCCAATCTATGGATGCGGGCATTTTCTTTACCCACTCGTTATATTCTTCTTCAGTTAGTGTTTGGTAAGGTGCCTGTGGATATTCAGTAGGATCAAAAGGAAGAAAACTAACCCCACTAAGAATATCGAAGTTGCGGTAGCACCAGCTTGCAACATCTAGCCACTCATCCTCTTTAACAGAGATAGTGACACTTGGTTTGTGTTCACACCATTTCTCTTGAAAGTTTTTCCATACTTCTAAGAACGGTATAGCGTCGAGGTAGTCACGTACAATAGCTGTATCAGGCGATTTCTTGGGGAAGCTAAATACCAGTGTGGAAGGGTTCCGCTGATCAACTTCGCAAGGCACTCCGGCATCTTTAAGGAACTTAGAGATAGGGTCCTTAATATCATTCCTAACTGTACGAATATAATAAGGACTCCACCGAGGATGAATACCGGAAGAACTGTCAACAAGCTGAGACACTGTACCACTAGGCTTAACGCAAGTGATAGCAGTAGAATGACTGATGCCAAGACGATCTGCCCACTCTGCATTAGTTTCAACCGCGACATTTCTCAATTCCTCTAGGTCGATATTTCCAAAGAATAATTCTGGATTATCTGCTATTCCAGTAAGACTTACACCTAACAGCCTTTCTTCTTCCGTGTTCTTTTGCCAGATTTTTCTGAGGTACTTGAAGTTGGTGAAGGTGCTTTGGATTGTACCAAGGATAGCAGCAAGTCGTACTTTTCGCTTGAGGTCTTCAAGTGTGTCTGTATTTCTGACAACGACTTCTGTAAGGTTGCAGAATTGGAATGGTCGAAGGATGATTTCCGAACAAGGGTTTGTACCGAACTCAAACCTAGGATCGCGCTTCTTAAGCCGCTCAACGATACGCCTAGAAGCGTCTCTATTGAAGATTCCTCTCTCTCCCGATTTGGAGTCATAGAGAGATTTCCACTCCTTAAGGAATTCGGATATATCCGGTTTACCATTATACACCGCCGAGTTATTAGCGAGTTGTCTGTGAACGTGACCTTCCCACCAGCTTCCAGACTTAGCTGTGGCCATTGCCTCACTGCCCAAGTCAGAGAGACTAATCATCGCACTTCTACGCACACCACCGACTACAACTACATCGGCGACCATGCACATTAAGTCGTGAGCTTCGAGAGGTGTAAGCCTACGTCCTTTTGCGCCCCTAAATAGTCGAACAGTGAACTCAAAAAGTCGAACCAGAGGGTCGGGTCCGCTTGCACGTCCGCCAAATGTTCTGAGGCGACTTCCGGCAGGTCGTACCTTATCCATACTCCACTTGGGTATTCTACCTGCAATGAGTAAGGTGATAAGTTCTCGAAAAGATTTGGCCCATCCCTCCTTAGAATCTTCAACGACAATAACTGTGTCAGTTTCATCGAATTCTTCAGTAATTCGAGGGAGTTGTTCGACATATTTACTTTCTACACTAAACCCAACACCGGTGCCGCACATCAAGATGTACATGGCTTCGTCGAAACTTCTAGGGGAGTCAACAGGCAAGTACGCACAATTGTACGCACCCACGTTGCACCTATCTAGTGCGGCACCGGCAGTCATCATTGCCCGCATACTTGGCATGACTTCCATATCTTCAATCGCATGAAGCAACTGAATCTTTTCGTCAACTGTTAGAATTTTAACCTGATCTTCGTAATAATTAACAAGACGCTCTACAGTTTCTTTCCACGTCTCTCGTCGGCATAGTTCATCACTCCACCTAGCGTACCTTGACCTGTGAATAAAGGTAGAGTAGTCATCCATTAAGTTGGAATTCCTTAAACTCTACCATATCAACAAGTCTGCTAAGAGCTTCAACCTGAAAACAAGTAGCGTAAGCTTGAAACTCCATGTTGTCTTTATCGGTACTGGTGAAATCAATATTCCGAATTAACCTAATATCTTCCGCCAATCTTTCTTTTTCTGTCAATTACAATCCTCTCATGTCCGCTGCCGCTCCTGTACGGAGCGCGTTAATCATTCGTTCATATGCCTTGTTACCATCAAAGCGCATCACCCAAGCGGCCTTACTCAAGGCTGCCTGAGCTAGTGCCCATCGCTCAATAACAGTACGACGAGCATAATCTATTTCTTCAGGATCATCTTCTACATTGTTGATTACATCAACGTAACCATCCATAGCTTCACAAAACTTACTTGTGTAATCATCTACGGCACAAGTAACATCTTCAATCCTCGTTGGGTCATTATCATCGTAGTTGATCTGTTCATTCTTATCATGTAGATCAGCAATCCGATCCTCACGACTGTGGTAAATCTTAGAGATTTGCGTCATCCCGGAAAGCCTCTAGGTTTTTGATGTTATCTTCATATCGAGCTTTATCACGAGGCTCCTTAGCTCTCCGTGCCTTATCTCGGTTCCAATCAATGCAAAGGTCAATAGCTGTCTTCTTCGAGGGTCTTTTCAATCCTTGGCTTCCTCTTCTTGTTTTCAATCTTACGCTGTTTGTACTTAGGGGTAGCTAAGTCCTTTGCAATGTGATTACGCCGCCTCTGCTCCCGTCGCTGCTTCCCGATGTACGACCGCATTCCGGTCACTGTAAACGTCTCCATTCCTGATAATTTTATCATCTTCGTACGGAGCCACCCGACGACGATACAACTCTAGCTTCGCACCTTCTAATGCACCTATACAGTCATTGAAGTATTGGTAAGACTCGCCGTTATGCTTCAAATAGTCTTTAACTATTACAGTTAACATATAGTTGAGTTCACCCGCATTAGCTATCTTACGGGGCAGAACTCTATACAATGCCAACTCTTTTCGTGCTTCTTCTTTGATATAAGGCATCTTAGCTCTCGTAAATGATTTCGTAATCAGGGTAATGCTTTTTCATGGCAACCGCAGCAGCATGTTCACCACGAGCGCCGGGAGACTGTTCCCAACCCTTGAGCATGTAGATACCATCGCCGTACACGACCTTATTCAAATCCCACATATAGGCTTCACGGAAATCAAAGCCCTTGGCGATTGCACGAACGGCATCACCTGTCTTGACAGCCTCAGCATCAAGTTCCACTTCCTGATCCTTAGCTGCCGGATTGTGTACATTCCAACCTTGATTACGAAGCTTGTCTTCAGCAGAAAAGAAAGCAGGGAAGTTAAATTCAGGGTAGCCAGTCATGGGACCAGCAATATAAATTGACCTACTCATTAATCTCTCTCAACATTAGTTCAAGACGTGCTAGTGCGTTCCAAGCAGTGTGAGCAGCCACTAGCAAGCCGCTATCTTTATCGTGAACGTGTCCGATACCTTCTTCAACAAGGTGTCGTCCCATAGCGTCGCTGTAACGGTTAATTCCGTCCGGTACGGATTCCCATCCCTTCCATGCGTATTTTCTAGCTCCGAACGTACTAACTGCCGCAACCTGTTCGATAGCTCTAGGGAAATATCCGATAGCTCCGCGCCAAACGCAGACTTTTCCGTTGTCAAGTTTAGCTCCGGGTTCGTGGGCATTCTTGCCATTCGGATCGCTCTCCGTCTTTGCCGAGCCAGAAGTAATAGTTGGGGCGGTCACTGTTAGCATTTCCTTTCACGTACTCCCATGAGTTCTTCGACTTCATCTAAAGCTTCCTCAATTTCTATTTCAAAAGCATCAATAATTTCGGATACAGGTATCTGTAAGAAGTCTACCAAATCTGGTGCTTCAAAGTAATCTTCAATCCTCTTACGAGTTTCTGTGTCCACTACGCTACTTTAACTTTCTTTCCACTGAAATACCCTCGGCAGCCTTCTGCCAAACACTGATGCTGCTGTATCTGATAACAAGCAGTATATCGGAAACCATCTTTCTTCGTATGCTTGCTACCACACTTAGGACAGGCTAATGTACCAATAGCTCGGAGCGCCGGATGGTTGATAATGTGTGGGCGCATTTCCTTGTACAGCTTTTCTGTACCAATCAAATCACCCTTACAGTAATGTACCATCCTCTTGCGAGCAGCTTCATTACCATCCATGACCTTGCGCCACAGACCAAATCCCTCATGCTCTACTTTCTTTCCGATACCAAGGTAACGTAGAATGTAATCAAGTTTATTTGAGTGGAACCGGAAGTAAGCTCTGGCAGCCTTTTCCAAATCAATGTGAGTAACGTTCGGAAGCGGCTCCATCCTGTGCTTAAGGAGTTCAGTCCTAATCCACGGTACGTCAAACTTAGTTCCGTTCTTAGAAACAATTGCATCCGCTTCCTTACAAAGAATACGAATACACTCTAGCATTTCTTCCTGCGACATATCCCAATTGGTAAGGACTTCAGCAGGTTTGCCTAGCCACTTGTACCCAATCATAAGGATATACGGGAATTCGATAACCTGTTCGACACCGAAATTCTGTTTGAACATACCCCAACCAGCCATTAAAGCTGGTGCGGTTTCAATGTCAATCGTTAAGATTTTCTTTGTGTAGCTGATGATCGTTTTTCCTTAAACCACGCCGGGGGAATGCTGCCCTCAGCCCATTTGAAGTTGTGAAGTTCGGCCCACTCCCAGTATTTCATCTTTGCCTTCTTGCTTAACTTATTCTGTGCATTCTGAAAGACAAAACGAATATCTAGGCTAGGATGGGCACGTTTGACCGCGAGCATCTTACGGCGCATGTCAGCATCGAACCGACCCTTAGCCTCAATTATAATACCGTTCTTCAATCTGAAGTCCGGCGTGTATGTTTTCTGTAGTGTATAAGAAAGTCTAATTGGTTCGTATTCGACAGGGTTATTGTACTTGTTACAACATTCCCAAATCCACTCTTCGAATCTAGACTTAAACTTCGGGTCTCGTATCTTTTTATGGGACACTAGGGCCGAACTTATCTTGCAACTGTTTAGTGGTGGCATCTACTTCCGCAAGGAAGTCGGTTACTTCCCACTCAAGCCGTGCAATTTCTTCTTCATCACGTTCAACACGCTTTACAAATAAACGCATGTGTTCAGGCAACTCAGGATTATATGATATAAAGTCGCACCACTTCCGTCCTGTACACGCCATTTGCCAGTAAATTTGATACAGAAACTTACTCAGGTCCTCGGTGAGAAGAATGTCAATGTGATTGGCTTTAATGAGACACTTGATTTCAAGTAGCCCATCATCACCAATCACACCGTCAGGCGACGCACCAGACATAGGAATGTTAGGATGGTCTATAAAACCAACCTCGTTTACCATATTCCCAGTATGCGCCATATACTTATCTCGGGCTACTGGTTCCTGTTCCGTACCCCACTCCATGTATTCATTGGTGTAGGAGTTCTCTGTAACCTTACCAGTTAACCTTTCGGTAACTAGTTGGGCTGCATAGTTACGCCTAGAGGCAGCCCAATTACCATTCTTCAAAGTCTTGAGAAGGTCTCCGATACGGCTCGCAGTTACTTTACCACAACGAGCCGCGTACCATTCCACTGTTCTCTGTTCAATGTTATCCAAACAGCTTTCCGATGTTGGTTGCTGCATTCCGAGCCTTGGTAACAATTTCCTTAGAGTTCAGATGTGCCTCAAGAAAATCGGCAGCATTCTGTTCCTCTTCACGAGCAAGTTCCTCTAGATGAGTAACCTTACGTTTCAGATCACCAAGAATACCATCAAGCGTCTTATGGTTAAACGAGAGTGTAACCATTCCGCTCCGCACCACGAATAGCGTCGTTACGGCGAGAATAAGAACGGACAGCAAAACCATCCCTGTCATAAATTTCATACCTTCCAGTAGTGGGGTTCTTCTGAACCGTGTAATAATCCGTGTAGTCGATCAGACCAAGCTTCTGGCCAATCTTGTTAAGGAATGTCATCTTCCAAATCCTCTTGAACATGCGGCTCCATTTCTTCTGGCAACCGTGAAATCTCTTCCTCTGAAGCAGCGAAGAACTGATCGTCCTCACTAAGAGGTTCGAAGTCAGTGCCACCACCTTCATAGGGAACCAACTTAAGGACGCGCATCTTCTTGAAGTACAGACCCTTAGTGGTTCCGTAATCCACGTATCGAACGATAATGTCGGCTACGGTCCCATTGCCTAGTTCAGTCTCCGGGTTCCACGGACGACCATAGGCATCCTGAACTTCTGGCTGCTTATTCTTCGTACCATCTGGACGAGTTTCAAGAATAGTCAACCGAAGGAAGTCGTAAGGACGTGGGTTCTTCGTTGGAGTTCCGTCACGCTTCTTCAGCTTATCCTTCTTCAACTTCTCATCAAGATCGTACTTAGACAACTTGCCACGAGAAGCATCATCAGGATTAATTTCTACTGACCAACTAGGTCCCTTATCAAACTTAGGATCACCTGAGTATGGTCGTGCTGGCCCAAACAACTTGCACCAGTCAATATTTCCTCTAATAGTAAACTCTACAGCTTTATTAGTAATTTCTAGTATCTCCTTCTTCTATAGTA